GCACCATCACCAAAAGCAGATATTACTTGATACATTCCAGCAGTTAAATCAGTTGTTGATGTCCCTGTCTTGACGCTCATTTTAAGCATAGCATCACCAAGTTCATTCAACCGTTTTGTTTGCCCCGGAATAAGAGTTGCAATATTAGCCATACCCTTGTTAAAATCAATAGAGGTTTTAGCCATAGCAGCACCAAGACCAAGGATAGGAAGAGTCATCCTTCGAGTAAGAGTCTTACCCATCTTCATACTTTTAGTACCAACAAGTTTCATCTGAGCATTCAAAGCTGCAAACTTAGCTTGAGAAGCGGTCAAAGTCCTATTCATTTTTTTAAAGCCAGTGCCCATCCGTCTTAGTGGGCTTGTAAGCTTGTCTTTCAATGATAGTAATACACTTACTTCCATTTTCGATGCTGGCATTAAATAGCTCCTAACCCGTTTATAGCACTTGCCTTTTTACTGGCTTCGTCTTGCTCTTTATTAACCCAATCTATCCCATCAACCCAAAAAGCTAACTCTTCACAATCCATCTCCCAAAGCTCAGATGGTGGAAAGTGAAAAGCCACTTGTATGCCATAAATTACACTTCGCCAATCGGCTCCGATTGACCCATAGACTTTTCCACTTGCTCAGATACCTCATTAACAACCGTTAAAAAATCTGTCATTGATAACTCATCAATTATTTTTTCTTCAACATTGCAAAGCGCTGCAATAACTGGCACCATCTTTACTGGGTTTATTTGGTCTGTTTTACCACCAAACATTCCTTTAGGGAATGCTCTCAAGTGTTTAGCTTTGAGAGTTCCAATAGTTAGTTTAGTCAATTGAGTTCCATCGGCTTCCAACTCAATTGGTTCTGTCAATTCTACTATTTTAGTTTTACTCATTTTTTAAGCTCCCACTTTTTTTACTGAGTTCCTTCTTTCCAATAAGACCCACAAAATGCAAGAGGTGTTTCACCCTCTCCACCTGTGATAGAAAAGTTCCTTAAACAAGTAGCATTAGCCATAGTGTAAACTTTACCACCACTAGCAGCCCTAAAAACTACCGTTCCATTATTCTTAATCCGTGCTAAAGTATCTAAAGAAATATCATCTCTGTCAGTTACCGTGACCTCAAGTTTTGCAGGGATAGCAGTCTCTTTATACCCAGCTAGAACATTTGCACCCATAACAGGCTCAAGTTCAAAACCAGGCTCTCCACTAAGCCCCACACCAGAGGCAACAGCGCCCTCTTTATTGAGCAATATAGCACCATTTACTACAACTTCTATTCTTCCTGTAATAGCCATTTAGCCCTCCTTTATAGTATGAATTGTATTACACTTGCCATTATTCTGAATTGGTTTATTAAGTCAGGAGGCAAAAGTACATCAACTCTATCTCTATCACTAGAGTTCCGTTCAACGATTAAGTTATCAGCAAAATCATCAAGGTTCTCAATATATCCCGCGTCTCTAAGTTCAGCAAACAAAGCAATAATTTCGGACTTGATCGTCTTAGGTTGTGCTATCACTTGACCAGGTTGTATCGGATAAGTGTCATCAGCAAGTTTGAATCTAGGAATAATAAATCTAGTCATCATTCTAAGATTGTACTGATAACGAATTTCTGAAAGGGTTGCTAATGTATTTACATTCAAGTAAGATACATCTTCACCACCAGCAGTATTAGTTTGATACATTGTGATCATTCTTTCAATAGCAACATCACCATTTGCATTCTGTACCCAGGTAGAAATTCCATCAAATAATAAAAGGTTCCTTTCTGTCTGAGTAAACTGGCTAACAAGAGGAGGAGGCAAAACACCTTTAAGAGCAAGAGTGTGCAAAGGTCTTGCAGGGTCTTGATTAAGATAGAAAGCCAATACCGCGCTTAAATTACTTGCCCACAATTCTTTAGGGGTTGGAGAGTCATAATCACCTATAGTAGTAATAAAAGCAGAGTTTTCACCATCGCCAAAACTAAGCAAATTAGACAATGAATCTTCTTTAGCCATTACACCAAGACCTTGTTTATCAATCATAGGCCCGAATCGCTCTTCTAGTTCATCATGAAAAGCGGCAAGGTTAGTCGCGTCTCCATAAGGATTAACCATATAATGGAACTGGGTATTTTCAACAACAGCCCAAGCATCGGTTATATCGGGATCAACTGAACCACCGGCCATATCGGTTATAGTTGCACTATCACCAAAACAAGTTGGATTGCTTTGACCATCATAATAATTGAATCTAATGTCAAGGCCATTTCCAAGAGTTCCACTTTGTACTGCTGTAAAAGTTAATGCGCTTGCTGCATTAGTGCTTGCCAAAACTGGCATATCATCTTTAGCATTAACCGCATCAATAGCAGCACTGTTAACATCGGCAACCGACCAGCCACTTGTAAGAGTGAAAGGTGCAGCAATACCACCAACCATAAGATTAACAAGTTCGTTATTTGTGCTAACCGCACCAGCGGCATGAGATAAGGCGATTGAGAACTTAATGTCCCCTGTTGCTTTTACACCACCAGTAACACTCAAGGCAATTGCATATAAATCAGTGTTGGGATTTGCATCCTTAAATGTTTTACACATTCTACCCAGTATTGAATCAATACCAAAGTAACCATGGGCTACTGTTGTGCTTGTTATCTTCTGTAATGTTTCAACATCAACACTACCAGCACTTGTCTTTTGACCAATAATTAGAACCTTATGAGGGTTAACAGTCAACCCTTGCAAGGCACGGGAATTGTCAATTTCTGTAAATACTCCAGGGGTTCTGGTTGTTGACGGAATATTATTAAACGCTATAGGCATTATCTACCTCCTTTATAATTTTTATCAAAGAACTCTTTTTTAACTTCTTCTTTCTTTTCAACTACTTTCTTTTCTGCTTTTATTTCTACTTCACCAAACATCAAACGCCTTTTCCAGTATTTATTGAGTGGCATAACTGCCCCCTCTTTAGGTAACTGCTGTCTTGACTCTGGGATAAGAACAAGCTTACATTTAGGCACTAAGTGTGCTGTTTTCATATTATACCTCACTAGTTATTTCTTGAGCAATATTCGGCAGAACCACATTAGGGTAGTCATCAGAAAGTGGCAAATCCTGAGTCGGGTCTAATGGTATTCGGTCTAAAGCATCAGGCTCTAGTATATATTGCGAGTAAATCTTATCTAAATAAAGTGGGCTTTCAATTGTTACATCTTGTAAATCTAAGACCACTAAACTTCCTTCTATATCTGCTGAGCTAAGGTTAGTATCTACTACTGTAGAAGTCAACCTTGCTGGATATTCAAACTGGAATTGATACCAAAGGTAAGCTGGTGTAAACTCAATTAAATTACCACCTGAGTAAACGGTAATCCCTTCTGCTTCTGCTAATTGCCACCCAAGGACAGAGGCAAAGATTTCATTTCTTATATAATGTAGCTTATCATTTGCTTTATACCCTAACTTATCCGTCTGAAATTGGTCGGCTTTAATACAAACAACAACACCAAATCTTTCAACTAAAACTTGTGTAATAGAATTATTATGTTGTGATTTACCTGTTCCTTCTCCAATAGGAATAACAAAGGCCATATCTTGAGTAGGTGGATCTTTTAAAACAGAAGCTAAATCAGAAGCCCCCGTAATATTATCATCAAAGGTATGTTGCAGCCCTCTTTTTTTGAAGTCTTTTTGTTTTTCTCTAAGTCTATAAATAATTTTACCTATTCTCATATTCCAAAACCCCTCATAATTGCAGACTTTAACCTACCGTCAATATCAATACCCTCAATACTTTGCTCTATAAATGGTCTTGCTTTAATCCAGCCTTTAGTACCCTTTTGTAAATACTTAGCATATTCAATGCTAGTACCAACTTCTAAAAAGGTTCCTATCCTTGCCATCTCTAAACTTTTTATTAAATCACCATTCTCTATAGCTGGCATAGCTCCAGCAACAGAAGGACGGTGTCCCTTTGTGCCTGTTGTTTTATTCTGTTTAGGAGTATTCCTCATTTTTGTTTTAAGGTTACTAATGATATCTAACCCTAAACTATCAAGCTCATCCTGTAATTCTTTTTCTACCTCTTTTGAAATATTACCGAACTTAGTCAAGATGTGCAGATGAGTATCTTTAATTTTCATTTTAATCATTAGCATATCCTGTCCCAACTTCTTCTAACTCTCTACATCTTACCCGAACATATTCGTGATTGACTTCATCCAACCTAGTTTCAACAATTCTAA